ATATTCTGGTGTGTGTTTTTTCATTTTTGGTTTTCTTTTACAAATTCATCTAATCCGTCTAATATAGTTTCTTGACAAAATCCAATGCTTAACATAAGATTGTTTAATATTTCGATATATTCATCAATTAATAAAACATCGTTTTCAGTTTCAACGATAAACTTTTTTCCGTAACTTTCGATTGATATTTTCATAGTTTAGTTTTTAATTATTGGCACTTTATTTGATTTGTTGCCGTTTCATAGTTTAAAAAATATGTGTTATTCTGGCGATTTGCCCGTTAGTCTTACAATGTAAAAAACCCTCAACTGCTTTTGGTGCGTGTTGATAGCCGTTCCTATGATGCCAACTATCCGTTCCGCTTGGGCTTCTTAAACTTTCAATCGTAATTCCTGCATAATCTTTACTTGTCTTATGATGTACGTGGTGCGTATAAATATAACGATGTTTAGTTTTACTCCATTCAACAGGATATTCAACTGCCATCAACAAAGGCAAATCCATTTGTTTAGCACCGTCGCCATGAGTAGTACCAATTAAATTATTATGATATTGAAAAGCCTTTCGGTGTGCTATTGTAGTATCAAATGTAATATTTTCTGAATTTTTAAAATACGTTTCAATAACTTGAGCTAAAAAGAAACCGTTTGTATAATCGTGGTTTGATGGGTTAAAAGTGAAATGTACATCTGCAACCGTTAAAAGTAATTCCAAAACATCGACATAAAGCTGTTTAGCGATTAAAAAATTACTATGCCACATTCCGTCTGTATCTTGTGGTGTTCCGCTTGTAGTTGTTCTTTGTGGATTATCAGTATGTAAGATATCGTTACCACCTATGAAAAGTATTTTATCAATATGGAATGATGAAACTTTATTTAAAATGCCTCGTACACCGCTTAAAACACGCTGGACCGCTATTTGGTTGTTATAACTTTCTCCACTTTCAAAAGCACTACATAATTTTCCAATATGAATATCTGCAGGGTCAATAACAAGTAAATAACTTTCGCTATTTTCTACACGTTCTAATTTTGGAAATTTAGGAATATAGTTTTGTAAATCTTCAATTAAATCACTTCTTAAATCCGAAAGTAATTTTTCTTCTTGCTTTACAAATAATGGATTTGTAACTCTTATACTCGCTTCTTTATTTTTTAGCCAAAGCATGGGAGTTGTTTCAGGGTTTACTCCTAAATTTTCACAAGCGTCAAGAACTCCCTGATTATTTCTAATTTTTCCAACATACTTTCTAAGACTATCCAATTCTAAATGATTGCCATTTGGATATATTTGTTTTGCTATTTTACTATTTTGAGGCTCGTCTAATGCTTTTAAAATAATGTTTGTGTAATCACTCCATTGATTATAAGCCATAATTAATATAATTTAGTTAGTCGTTTTTTCATACAACAAACTTACATAAAAATATTTACTTTGTATTTAGAATGATTATAAACAACGTGTACTACTTTTTAGTATTACTATTTATAATATATTTGTAAAAGAATTATAACGTTATCGGGCTTGGCGAAGTGGCTTTTGTGCGTTGGCTTGTGTGTCGGAAAGCCATTTTGCCAAACCCGTGTTATACGCTGGCACGGTTAATTAACGATAAACTTAAATTGAAACACAAAACAAATTTTTTATTAAAATGAGCGAGGGCAAAAAAGAGATATTATTAGGTGATTGTTTGGAACTTATGAAGGATATTCCAAACGAAAGTATTGATATGATACTTTGTGATTTACCTTATGGAACGACATCTATTGGATGGGATTGCGTTTTAGATATGTTTGAATTATGGAATGAATACAATAGAATTATAAAAGCAAACGGTGCAATAGTTTTATTTGCAGCACAACCATTTACAAGTAAATTGATATTATCAAATATCGAAAATTATAAATATTCTTGGGTTTGGGATAAAAAGAGTGCTACTGGAGGACAGTTTGCAAGAAAACAACCAATGCGAAGAACCGAGGATATTTGTATTTTTTATAAAAAAAAATGCACTTATAATCCGCAATTAGAAGATAAAGAAAAAAAGTATATTAGATACATAAAAAAAGATTATGAAAATAATAGCAAACATATAAGTAATACTAAATCTTTTTCAACTAATGCGAATACAAGAACAATCCCAGAGGATAAAAAATACCCTTCAAATATTATAAGTATAAGTAGCGGAAGCCATAAAAATAAAATACACGAAACACAAAAACCTGTACCATTATTTGAGTATTTAATTAGAACATACACAAATGAAAATGATTTAGTATTAGATAACACGGCTGGGAGCGGGACAACTGCAATAGCTTGTTTGAATACAAACCGCCAATTTATAGTAATGGAAAAAGAACAAAAGTATTACGATATTATTTTAAAGAGGGTGGGAGATTTTAATAAAAAATTTGAAACGCAAACTCTCTTTGGAAACGAAATGTAGTGCTTGCGTATAACGTCCTGCGGCTTTGTGCAGGCTGAAATATTCAAGACCGTTACCAACAAGTACAAAACAAATAATTAATAATTAATAATAACTCAAACACAAAACCATTATCAGCTTGCTCAAAACCGCTGTTATGGTCAGGTTGTCTAATTAAACGAAAATATGATATTAAGAAGATTAGGAAACAAGAAAAAAATTGCTGGAGAAATACAAAAATATTTTCCTGTTCATAAAATTTATATTGAGCCTTTCTTTGGGGCCGGAGGAATGTTTTTTAATAAACCTAAAGCGGAAACAAATATTTTAAATGATTTAGACAGCGATGTATTTAATTTATTTATGGTAATAAAAAATGATTTAGAAAGATTTAAGGAGCTTTTATTTATTACGCCATATTCAAGCGATGTTTTTAATTATTTCAAAACAAGCGACGAAGATAATAATGTATGGAAAGCTATAAGATTTGTTTATTTATCAAATTTTGGATTTATGGGCCAGCCAGTAACAATGAAAATAGACAGCAGAAATCATAAAGAAAATGCTATTTTAAATTTAAATAAAACGGTTGATTTTTTAAAAGATTTAGACTGTAAGTTTATTAATTGTGATTTTAGAGATGTGTTTAAGAACATTTCTTTAAGTGAGGAAAATAATATACAAAAAACTTTTATTTATTGCGATCCTCCATATTTAGAAACTGGAAACAATTACTCTAACTCTTTTGAATTAGAAGATTTAATTGATTTAATTAAAATATTAATGAAAACTAAATGCAAGTTTGCTATTTCAGAATTTGAGGGTCCACATATTTATGATTTAGTTGAAAACTTTGATTTAAATATTAATTACATTGGCGAGAGGAGGAATTTAAGAAAAGAAAGAACTGAAATATTAATAACGAATTACGCCAACAGTCAACAATCGTTATTTTAAGCAGTAAACGAAACTTGACCATAACTCATCGCTTGGCGCATAAAAAGTATTACAAATCAATTAAAACACTATAAACAATGCAAATATTCACTGAACAAATATCACTTAAAATAAGTGCTACACAAAAGCAAACATTAGAAAAGTTAGAGAAAAGGAAAATCAAAGTTTCCCAATTCATTCGGGATGCAATAAAGGAAAAGTTACAAAGGGATTGTAAGGAATTAATTGTAAAGCCTAAAAAGATAAACGTTCCTTTTTAAGGTTATAGCTTGAAAAAATATTTTTATTTTAAGGGTATAGCTTTAAAAAAAAGACTTTCAGGCTGTTCTTTACGGGAAGCGCTGAAAGTACCATCTTTACAAAGATATGATTATTTACTAAAATAAACACTACTTTCTTTAATTCGTCTTTTTGTAAGTCCATCAATAACTTTGCCCCCAGCCTGATTCCATCGCAAAAACTGTTTAGCTATGTTTCCATCGTTGGGATTGATTTTAACCAACCTTAATAAAGTGGAATTTGTTAAAGCTTGAACTCCTAGATTAAAAGCGAATGATACCAATGCATTAAATTGATTTTGTGTTAATCCCGATGGCGTAATTTTAGACACTTTAAGGGCAAAACTATCAGCAATTACCTTTAGCATTTCATTCGCCTTTTCTTGCGTAATAGGAGCGTCTGACATAGTTACCTTTACACCATTTGTGTAAAAGGTATTCCCGTAACCAATAGTCGGAACTTTTGCCGAACACAAATAAGGTTTAAGGCTTAACCCCTCGAAAGTTTTTATAAGTTCGTAACCTTTACTATCTAATCTCATATTGTTTTTTTTAGTTTATTAACTTCCGCTTTTAACTTTTCGTGGTCCAGTTGTAATTTATTATATTTCGCCTCAAGTTCATTATGTAAGCGTTCCCAATTTTGTGAAACTTCTATTTCTTTTGCGTATGATAATTGAATTTCGTTAAACTTATTTTGAAGTTCTCTGTTATGCTTTCTAATTTCAGATAGTTCAGCCATAACCTCTGACATCCTATCTTTATAATCACTAAGAAAACCATCATACATTAACTGCATCGAAGTAACCGCATCTGTTTTTTGCTTCATTCTGCCACCGAATACCCACGCTATTGGAACTGTAATGTATCCTATTATTGCTGCCCAATTGTCTGCTAAAAAATTCATTCGTTTATTGTTATTTTTGATTTAAAATTATCCTTTGTCATATAAGCAAGTAATGCTGAACCGCCTATTTTTATTATTGTTATCAATCCGTTATTCAATCCGAAGTCTTGTAGGATATTATATTGAGCATCGATTAAAACAGTTATTAACCACGAAATAACTACCCAATATTCTTTTAAAAATGCTTTTAATTTATCCATAAGTTTAATATAAGTACGGTTAATAATGCACCGACTGCGCCACGTAATACATCGATATAATCGATAAAACTTTTGTTATACATTTGCCAACCCCATTCCCACATCGTACCTATAACGCCCATAATAAAAGCTGTTATTAATAATTGCAATGCAAATGGCACACCGTCGAAAGTTAGAAATAAAATGATACCTATAACGCATCCAATTAAATAGTGAAGAAAGTTTCTCATAGTTCTTTTATTGATTTTAAGCAATGATTTTTATCTAAATAGTCTAATATGTTACAAATTGTTTTACCCGTTCTTGTGAGCGTGTTATCTCGTTTATTCTTGCCTAATGCGCTTGATATAGTTTCCCTTTCATCTCCAAATTTATATCCATTCTTTTGAAGCGTTTTATTTAATAACGTTCTGAAATTTCTATTTCCAAACCTATCGATGTCAATTGCCGTTTCTTTAAAGTAACCGCTTTTATCTTTTACTAAAAAATAGTTTATTACTGACAATGGTAAAAATACAATAATTGCTATTACAAATAAAATAAAATCCATTAATAATTGATTTCAATATATTCTGATAATTGGTCAAATAAGCGATTGTATAAAACCTCACCAACTTGAGCAACTCCAATAACTATTAACTTTTGTTTTGCTGAAATCCATTGCCCAGCTAACACTTCATTGCGAACTGGTATCAATAAATTTTCTAAATACGTATGTGTTGCATCGTCAATAGTACCGCTCAATTTTGCAAGTCTAAATTCAGCACTTATTTTAGCGTATGCATTTATACCATCGTTTGTGCGCTGGATGTATTTTTGTGTTTCATTGTGTAATGATTGTTGAATTATTTCACTTTCCGAAATTAAATCTATTATATTTTTAGGATTTGGATATTTGTCGAACCCACATTTAATAAAATTGTTTGCGAAAAATTCAATAGAGTTTTCTGGTTTATTTTCTAAATCTTCTGAAATAAATACTTCTAAAGTATCTAAATCTAATAATTGATAATATTTCATTTTAGTATTTTTGTATTAAATATTGAGAATTGACTACACTATCATTTACATTACTCAATTGTGCTGTAATAAATAAATAAATAATTTGCGTAGGGTTATAAGTAGCAGTAGATCGAGGAGCAGTTGCACTACCGTTTTCAAATTGACCAGCTATAGTGAATGGAAAACCTTCTAAAATATCTCCAGTTCTTATTCCAAAATGTCGCTCTAATGATGAACCTGATAAAATAGTTGCTCCTAAAGTTGAAGAAGTAGCTATAACCGTTGAACCTGAAAGTGTGTTAGTTGTATTTATTCTATACCTAAGCGTTAACGTTCCTGCTGTTCCAGTTTTATTAGGACTACTTAAAACTTTTAAAATATCACCAACAACTAGTTTGTTAGCATCTATTATAATAGTTTCTAATATACCTTCCGACGTTGTTCCTGTCAATGATGTCGAGTCTGTTATTTTTTTAGCTATTAAAATCGTATTTTGCTTCAAAGCCAAAGCATCAAACACACCATTACTGCTTACTGCATTTGTACTGCCATCAGTAGGTGTTGCGTCGATTGTTGGAATATCACTTAATAAAGCTAATGTACCACTTTCATCGGGCAGCTCATATTTTCTATCCGCTGTAATATTATTGAATGATAATCTTGCTAAATATTTAGTAACGCCTGAAACCCATTTTGAAAATACTGTTTGATTTTCTGCATCTGGCATAGCTTCATAGCCAAATAAATTTACATTTTTAAAAGTATTGTTTTGACCTGCTCCTGTGCCTAATGCATTTACATTATCTGCTGAATTTTCTTGAGCAGCCGCAATTCCAAAAGCGTTCACCTGATTACCAATATTAATAAAAGCAGCACTATAACCTAATGCGTTTACATTATTACCTTCATTAGAATATCCATTATCTAAACCTAAAAAATTAACGTTTGTACCTATATTTCCAAGACCTGCATTTGTGCCTTGATAGTTTTGCCCATCAATTAAATCGTGGTTATTATCTAAAATCTCTTGAAGCGTCGGAGTAGTTCCCCCGCCTAAATATTGCGCTTTAATTCTTTTGCTCTCACCTGTTGAAATGTCAACAATTTCAAATAAATCATTTGCGTTAGGTGCTTCCGCTAATTCGGGTAAATCGGTTATTTTTTTATTTGCCATTAGTTTAAAATTCTAAATTCGTTATTTTCTGTTAGTCTAAATTCTCCCGCTTCCGTAATTCTATAATCAAAATCGGCATTAAAAAAACCCGCTCCTTCTAAATCGGTTATAAAAAAACTTTGCACTTCTTCTTTTCCACTAAAATCAATTTTAAAGCCGTTAAAATCACTTTTTGAACCTCCAGTACCATAGTTTAAAGTTCCTGCCTCTAAACCTTTATAAAGTCCAAAAATTCTATACAATCCGTTTCTATCTTTAAAGATTAAACGATAATCTTTATGTAATAACTTTGAAATATTTTGACTATCATTTGCCCCTTGCAATTCTAAAGCGATAGTTTGATTATAAAACTTTCCCCCCGCTTCCGTTTCTTGACTTTCGTTTGCATTTTGCAAACCGTTGGAATAGAATTTATAAATAGTTGTCGTTGGAAAACTCGTTAATATGTTTGCACTTGTTACTATTTGAGAACGTGAATAATTTACAAAAGGGAAAAGATAAATTTCTTCAATCCCTCCTAAATTATTTTTGCATTTTCTATTATATCCGCTATTTACTGCAAGTACCATGGTCTGTCATTATATCGGTTACCGTTTAATTTCCAACCTGCTGTTACCTTAATATTTAAATTTGCATTAACCTCATCTTGATACGTTTTAAACTCAGGGATTGAATTATTACAAATCCATTTATTAAAGCGAATAATCAAACCTTGTGCGAATGCGTTGTATTTATTCGATAAAAACAAAACTTCATCTTTAGTAACGATTTCCGCATTATCTGCCGTGTGTTTATAGATACCTCCATTATCAATTATGTACTGACCGATTTCGATATACTCAGCCATTGACTTGTGTTTTGTAATTGGTTTGACAAAACGTGTGTATAATTCCAAATACAAGCCCGATAACGTTTCCGCTTCCGCTTCATCTGCTATTTTATTGTATAACTCAGTACCCAATAACGGCTCGATAGTCATTAATTGAACGTTTGCAATACAAAAAATATACTTATCTACATCAACATTCCCACCTAATACGGTAGTCGATGCCATTTCTTGCGGTGTAATAAATAAAAACTCCATTTATTATTAATTTAGTGCGCCTCTGTTTGGCATATTAATTGGTTCAACTCCTGCTAATCCTTTTGCGGGTTGTTGTTTACTTTTATCAATTGCAATCGGTGACTTAACATCTACCTTTACTGTTTCATTTTTGCGCTTGTATGTTAATTT